GGGCGATTCGTAAGGGCGATTCACGAATCGCCCATCCACAAAAAAGAGACCCTCTTTCGAGGGTCTCTTTTTTATCCTTATATTAAACTCAATTGCGAAGAAGTCATCTTCTCCACACGTCCACGCAATCCATGCCATCCATCCGGCAGCAGGAACTTATCCGGCTCAACGCGCGCCACGTGGTACGGATAGTGCTGCAGTACTGTGTTCCATTCCACCAGGGACGGATAGGCATCATCTCGAGCTATCGTCAACACAGTGCAGGAAAGATCGTTGAACACCGAGATCCGCAGACCATTCCGCAACTTCTTCGTGATCGGTTGTTTCTTCAACGTCTCCGCATCGAAAAGCATGTCACTCAACATCTGACAAAGAGCACTCATTCACATCTCCTTCGAACGTTTCTTAAGCTCAGTAATTATTGACCCAACGATCCCTTTCCGCTTCTCGATTTTGAGAAGTTCTTTTAAGGCTTCCGTCGATGAAGTTTCAACTTCACGCTTTGCACTATCCACCGACGAGTAATAAATGGATGCAATTTCCACCTGCAACCGCTGATACTTACTCAAGGAAGCACGCGCACCCGAGAAATACCACTCACTTTTGAAGCCAATCAAAACCTTCGGCATTCCAGACATTTCACTCTCTCTTTCTTAGAACGTGCATTCTCCCGCAGAACGCACCAAAATCGCTCTAACACCCGATATTTTGCCGTGCAATCGGGTTGTGAAAAATCTCAGGGACAAACCACCATTTGGACGTAAGCCACAGAGACCCATCCCTGCGTATTCTCGGTTTGAACCATAATCCAGCCGTCCACCGGTTCCCCGATCACTTCCAGGATCGTCCCGTTGCCATACCAGCCGATCACCTGCCCATCGGGCGCATTGCGCAAATTGAGGGAACGAATGGCAGTCACTTTTGCGCATGGAATAGGCGTCGAAAATGGGGTCGCCGTGGGTGCAGAAATGACCAGATTCGCCTGAATCCCTTCTTGAATTGCCTTCGCAGGCATCAGACCGCAGGCCAGCAGTACAATCACAGCGATCCCCAAAACCAGGTATTCGAATTTATTCGTTCCTCGTTTCACTATGGCCTCCGAGCCGCTTTCCTGCTGAGTGGTTGCGTATAGTCACTATTACATGTGAGTATTTCTGAGAATAGACCCTCAGAATAACGACCTTGCTTGACCACAATCATGGCGTGATCCGGATCAAGCGCCCAATCATGCTGGAGCCGATAGATCGCAGTCCCAAGAGCCTTCCCTTCATCACTCGCCTGCTTAACATGTGCCCGGATCAATTCCGCCGTCACATTCTTCATGCGTGAGATCAATGACCGCTTCGGTTCACGTATACCCAACTCGTCGCACACAGCAAAACAAGCCGCAATGCAGCTTCCGGTTTTTCCGGATTCTGGCTGTAGTTCTTCTTGTTCTTGTTCTTCCTCTAATGGTAGGGAAGTTTCAAGATATAGAGGATTTGAAGAAGAAGAAGAACCAGCTTCCGGTTTTTCCGGATTCTGGCTTTCAATACGCAGACCGAAGAACGTCTCGCCTCGCAGTAACCAGGATACTTTCCCATGCTCGCCTACTTGCTTGAACAGCAATCCTTTGACTTCAAGTCCCCGCACCCCGGATCGGATCGCATCATCACTCAAGCCCGTCGTATCGCACAGTTCCCGGATCGTCATCCCGCGGCGAACCAACAAATACGCAAGAAAGATCGTGGCTTGCGCCCCACGTAAACTTTGTAGAAATTGAACTGCTTGATGCATTGAACCTCCGAATATTTCAGCCCGCCTGCGTGACCAGGGCGGGCAGATTGTCACGGAACGCTCACGGACTGGGCTTCTTGCTTCGCCCGTGACATTCGCTTTCGATGAGCATCGTTTACCGTCATCTTGCTCGGGATCGTGGTCACGAAACTTCGCCCGCAGCCACACGCACAAATCTTTCGCATCTTCATGCGATGCTTCCGATCAAAACGACGGATCATGCTAAAGGGGGCGTGCTTGGTCCGCCTGTCGTCTCTTCATACCGCTTGACATTCTTACCCAGGTCAACCGGGATCGCTTTATCATCCCGCTTGAAATGACCCAGGCCAAATGCGCCGATATCGGAAAACATGTTTTTGAAGTCCGCAGTCCATTCGGCTGACAACTTCGGAAGCATATCTTTCGCCAGTCCTTCGGCATTGTCCTCGATGTGCTTCAGCAGTGCATCTTGCACCGCATCCTTCGCCGCATCTTCGCGCATTTTGCGCATGTTCTCAGGCTCAAAGATGTGGAAGCAAAAGACCGAGACCAGGTTCAAGCCGATCAAACCAGAAAGCACCAGGATCACATTGCGAATATCGTCGGCCGAGAGAGCAACAATCTGACCACTCTGCCCCGACCGATACAACGTATCGAAGGTAAATAATCCGATGCTGCCAAGCATGTCAATCACAGCTTCAAGTCCTGCGATTACTTTTTGCTGGATGCCGCTCGCTTGCTTCAGAAAGACCACCAACCAGATGATCGCTCCGCCTTCAGTTGCCAGCAGGCCAAGAAAGCCGATCATCTTTTGACTATCGGGAAGCGTGGACTGAATGAAATCTAGTGAACGACTTCCTGCGTAGATCAACAGGCCAAGCGCCAAAACATAAAAGGCGATCATGCCAGTTAATTTCAATAATTTTTTCATGGTTATTCGTCCTGGCGAACGCCAACTTCAAATTGACGTTTGCCAATCCTACTCTGAACAACGCCGCAACTCTGTTCTTGTAAACGATTCCACGCGCCAAGCGTGATGATGTTCAAAAACAGATCCTTTAAGGTTAGCAAAATCTCGATCATGTCAGACTCCTTTTGTTTTGTGGTAGTAAAATTGGAAATGCAACCGCTCCTCTGCTAGACGTCAGACTCCTGTAGAGGGGCGGTGGCTTCGACAATCGGGCGGTCACGCGTCCGATTACATCACAGGCCAGCGGGGCCGCTAACCTGAAAATGCCATGGGAGAAAAAACAAATGAATAACGATCTTGAGAATTTCCTTGCATCATTTTCTTTCGCGGAAACAACGAAGGAAACCTATCGTCGTATCTTGATTAAATTGCCGCCATCCGAAAACATGGATGCGGCAGACTTGCTCAAATTTATTTCAAAGCCTGAATGGGGAAACTCGCAGCGCTATGTTGCCCTCTGTGCGTGTCGTAAATTCATCGCCTATCTTTTCGGATCCAATCATCCCGCTCTATCCGCCAGGATCAAGCGGATCAAATCAAAACCTCAGCGCACGCTCACAACAAACCAGGCACTCAAACTTTTGGCATCCTTCAACACACACCAGGCCAAAGGTGCGCGGGACTTAAGCATAGCCGCGCTGGCCCTTGACACAGGCCTGCGGCTTGCAGAGCTTTGCCGGCTGCGCATCAAAGACATTGACTTGGAAAATCGAACACTCCAGATCATCGTCAAAGGTGGTCAGTGGAAAGCGGCGGTCTTTTCACCCCAGACCGCACAATATATTCGAGAATGGTTGGTTTTCAGAAAGTCGAATGCCGATGAAATATTCACATCGACACGAACAGGAAACCGCCTCACGCGTGAGGGGCTTCAAACGATTGTCAAGAAATGGGGTAAGGGGATTGAGATCAAACTTTCCCCACATGATCTCCGTCGCAGTTTTGCGACGTTGGCAACCATCTTCGGCGCGCCATCACGAATAGTTCAGGCAGCCGGTAGATGGTCAAATATTGAAATGGTGGAACACTACACACAGGGATTAAACATCGATGCAATCGAGCCGTACTTCCCCGTCTCCCGGCTCACAAAATAGACTGCACAACACGATGTTGCGGGTTCGAAACCCGTCAGGCACCCAAACTCTTAAGTTGTTAAGGTTCTACAGTAACCTTAGCAATGACAGAGTCATTGCTGCCCTCCTTCACATTGCGAGTGTGAAGGAGGGCTTTTATTTAACGACGCCTAATCGCGCGCCAAACGCTTGCCCGAATGGTCCGTCGAGGCAACACCGGCATCACTTCGAGCCAGTGATCGAAACTTCTCAACTTCTTTTCGAGATAAGCGATACACACTTTTAGCCAGGGGATCAATCTTCCAAGCATTCAGCCTCCCTCGTTCGATTAACCGCAGAGTCGTTCGCAAGGAATAACCAAGGATCTTCGCGGCTTCTTGTGTTGAAATGATGTCAGTAACGTTCGTGTTCATGGCCGCACTTATACGCCAGTTACGCCAAGCCGTCAAGAGGCAAAAAAAAGACCGGCGTCAGCCGGCCTTCTTCTGAAATTGTTTCTCGGCCAACACCAGGGCCGCCGAGATCGTCTTACCCTTCGACAAAGGCGAATAAGGTGACAGCAGCTTCGCCAGCCGCTCGATCCGCTCCAAATCATCGGCCTCCATCCGCACAGACAAATGAACTTCACGTTGCACTTTCACATTTTGCTTCATGATCATCTCCTTGATAACCGCATTGTAGCACAAAAGGCGATTATGTCAAGCAAAAACAGAGCGCGGCAAAGACCCGAACAAGATCAAAAGACCTCCTGGCGCCTTGCGATACCTTTTCCTAAAGTTCGAGAGAATCTCCATCCTCACCAGCTAGTCATCGCCTCCCGTTTGCCTCCGTTTAGAAAAAGGATATCCATTTCGGTATTCCCCGTTTCCACCAGCCTAGCTTTCGCTGTCTTCTTATCCTCCTCATCTTTTTGTTTTTCCTGTTTCAGATATCTTATCCAATCTGACAGTTTTCAAACTCCATAAGGTGGGGCGTTCCGGCTTTCTTGCCCTCCTTTGTCCGCTTCTTTTGTTGGTCTTTGTTTGCGTTGCCTTCCTGGGTTCCTTTTTCCCTTGCACTTTGTAGCCCTTTGTATTATCATACAAGCATGGTTACATACAGCTCTTCCTCCCCCTCGTCCGTTTCCCCCGCGCTGTCTGCGGCTTCCGTTTCCCCGGCTCTTGCCTCGTCCCTGGCTTGGCTCGGTGTCTCTCTTGCTCCCCGCGCTGGTGGTGGTTACATCCTGTTTGGCTCCGGCGCTGGTCGGGCCTCCCGTCTGCTTGCTGCTCGCCGTCTGTTGGTTGCAGCTGGCTGGTCGGTTGTCGAGTGCCCCGCCGAGCATGGGCTTGTTGGTCGGTTTTGGTTTGTGTTCCGCTAGTTCATCTTCCCTCGGGGCGTTCCCGAGGGGCAACAAACAAAAGGAGTCTGACAATGATCGATCTATACCCAAGCACAACCCAACCCATCTGCTACGAGACAATCGTCTCAGGCCATCGCATCTCGGCCACGGCCAGGGTACTGGCTGTCAATGCAACCGTACATCTGCCCGCCCCCGTCCGCGTCTCTGTTGATATCGAGCGTGGCCCCGACACTGCCGGCTGGTGGATCGTCTGCCGCGTCAATGATGATCCAGAGCACTGGTTCACCGTCCGCCGTGAGGACCTGACCCACATCACGGCATTTGTGGTGTCATCATGATCACCTACGCCGATCTCGCCCAGGAAGTGATCACTCGTTGGCCGGCCGTTGATCAGCGCCGCATTGACCGCGCGCTGAACATCCTGGCCACCGAGTCCGTAATGCGTGCCAGGAAGAGCGAGGATGGCTGCGACCTCGAACCGAGTAATGCAGTCTGGGCTGTCAAGCAATCACACCGCAGCGCTCACCCTGATGATCAATGGTACATCGTGCGACCCGAGGCCAAGTCCTGCACGTGCCCCGACTCCCAGACGGGCCACATCTGCAAGCATCGGATCGCTGTATGGATGTATCTCGAGTTGCCCAAACGCTACTCACTGGAAGCGCAATCCCGCAAATCCCGCGTGTACGAAGCGCAGGAAATCAATCTCACAATAGGAGCCTAACATGTCCACCATTTCCCCCACCACGATCTTAGACGATCTTCACCCATCACGTTTCCTGAAAGTCACAGACCTGCTCGAGCGCTGGAAGGTCCAGCAACTCACCGTAGTGATCAGTCGCCTGGTCAACGAGGACACCATCCCCAACCCGCGCGAGATGGATCCCGACACACACAAGCCGCAGATCGTCGTGCAGCCGGTGCTTTACTTCAGCACCAAATCAGGACCAGAGTTTGCGCGCGGTTATCTACTCTCCGCCGGCGCAGACGTCCAGGCGCTCAAGTCCGCCACCGGTGCGCATACGGTCGCAGATCTGACCGGCAAGAAGATCACGATCAAGCTCGACACCTGGAAAGGCAAGGCCGTCCTGCGCATTGATCCCCGACCGGTCGCGGAATAGTCGTCGGTTGCGGAGCTTTGAATAAGCCGGGTCCGAACCCTAACGGATCCGGCTTTCTTTTTGCCAAAAAAAAAGAGATCGAGCTTTAGTATTCTGCCCCAATTACTCCAATTTCCACCCCAAAAAAACTTAAGCTTCGCTTCACTTCGTGGCCGCATCTTTCGGGCACTCCTATGACTGCGGGCTTGTCTGTTGGACGGCTTCGCGCTCGAGCTCGTTCTTGGAAGTGCCCGCGCTGACGGCTTCGCGCGTGGCGATGGGTTGGGGAATTATGGGGAATTTCCCCATAATTCCCCAAAGACGATACAAAAGACAGTACAAAAACTAACATTTAGTAACACTCATGTTATTCCCATTTTCCCCCGATTGTGGTAATCAGCCGGCAACATCGCCAGGATCAGCGATGCTTCAGCATCGTCAGAATTGACGGTCCTGCAGGACTGACAGAATCGCAAAGCGTTCGAGGGCAGGCATGGATTGAAGCTTCAAGCGCCAGCGATCCTTCTTGCGTTTGATGCGCTCACGCTCACGGAAGTTTTCCCCGAGATACGAATAGTCATGCAGTTCGAAAGGTTCTGGATAGTTCATCCATAGCCATTCGGTGGCAGCGAACCCGCCGCGCGTCATGGATTGAAACGAGATCGAGCGCCAGCCCTGCAACTCCCGCTCATATAGTTCCGACCAATAGCCCGAGATCATCACCATGCAGCACAGATTTTTCAACACGGCCAGCAGCTCAAGATGATCCTCATCGCTCATCATCTCATGCTTGTAGATTGGCCGCTTGCTTGACCTGGTCGAGCCAAGATAGGGCGGATCAGAATACACAAGCTCGTCCCCTTGATAGGCGTAATTCTTCAAAAAGGATATCGCATCGTCACAAACAACGGTGACACCATGTAACTCATTCCGCAGCGTTTCCGCAGATCCTGCATCGGCATCAATAGCGATGCTGGCCACCGCCGGCCGCTTCAAACGCAGCACAGCCGCCGATCCCGCAAACGCTTCGATGTACACGCGATGCGGTGGCATCTGATTGATGATCTTTTGGTACACACCACTGCCATTCTTTCCACCAGGGTAAACCATAGTTGCCTCCGGACTCTATTATCGCCAAAAAGTGCGATGTTGTCAAGCCTTCGAGAGCATCGCCATTCCCAACGATGTACGATCGTCTGGTCCACACCACCAGAAATAGCGATACTGCCGGCAACATCGCCAGAAAAAGCGATGTGATCAAGGATTGGCCACCCTCGCTAAATCTGACGATAGGATCCCCTTGCAAAAATAGAACAATTGTGCAATACTGCGCGAAGCCTAGAGTCTCCCGCATTGTCGACTCTAGGCAAGTCATTTAAATGCGGGAGACCCAGGGCGGAAAGGTAATTATGAAATTCGATCCTTATGATGGTTCAGTTGATCCTTGCACGGGGGTATTCACACTTGCGCCCATGACGGATGACAAGAACACGCTCGATCCGATCAGCACCTACATCGTGCCCGGACAAGTTGATCCGGCAACGCGCTTCCCACGCCGAAACGTAGCCACGAAAGCAGGCACGTATAAATGGGACTTTTCCTTATGGGATGCAAAGACCGGGGGATGGGCAAAGATACTCAAATCCATAAATCCAAAAGGTTACAACTATTTGTGGAATTTGAGCGATGGCGTGCGCTTCGGAAGCAACATTCGTTCCGTAGTCTTTCCACAAAACCAAATCAAATTCTCGAAGGCACAGTTCATTCGTGCCGTCGGCATGGTCGCTCAATGGTACGGGGTCGTGGATTATTACGATTTCAATAAACCACCGGCAAAGTTCGACATCGCCACAGCTCCATCTTATCTCCTTCAAAACCAGACCGACATGGATTCCCTGGGCAACGTGTACACCAGCATGTTTGAGGTCGGGTTCAACGTCTACCTGCCCCTCGTCTCAAAAGTCAAAATCTATGCACCCTACACCTGGGTGGTGTACCCACAATAATGACCAGGATTCGCCAGCGCGGCGCACAACCCGGCAACACCAACAGGGTCAAGACCGGCTTCTACTCCAAACGCTTCAACGGAGATGAACTCGATGATCTTGAGATCGAACTCCGCGAAGGTCTGACGGATGAAATCGCACTGATGCGCGTCATGATGCGCCGCGTGCTCGATGCAGCCGACGGCGAGACCGAAAAAAAGGATCTCATTGACACCCTCGCTACCCTGGGCACGTCCTCCACCCGACTCTCGCTGCTCATGCGCGCCCAGGCGCAGATCAACAATCACCAGACCGATATTGCCAACTTAATCATTGATGCCATTGAGGAGGTAGCCAATGCCAATCATCTCGGAGACCGGTTCACTAAGTGACCAGGAAATAATCGCCGCACTGGAGGACTTTTGGAATGACCGAATTCGATCAGGATCCCCTCTACCAACTTGTGTTAGAACGTCTCAATCGTTTCGAGCAAACGTTCGAAGCCCGATTCACGATCGTGGAATTGAACGTCAAACACTTGCAAGAACTCAATGTGCAGACCGCGGATACATTGAAATCGGATCAGATCTCTTTGCACGACACCATCAAAGATCACGAACTCCGCTTGCGGACCTTGACCGATTCCGCCGTCACCTTTCGCACCTGGCAGAATCTCTTTTCCGGTGGATCTATTGCCGCCTCACTCACAGCCCTCTTGCATGCCTATCTTGGTCATTGACACATGAACTTCAAAGACCCGAATCTCAAACTCGATCCACGCCGGCCAAAGATACAAAAGGCCGTCCTTGAACGAGAGCGCTTCTTTCTCGTTGCCAGTCACTTCAAGCCGCGTGAATATCAGTTCATTCCTATCCGGGACATTCTCGATTCCGTCATCGAACAAAAAGGCCTTACGTTCTGCGTCATCTTTCCCCGCCAGTCCGGCAAGAACGAGACCCAGGCACAGCTCGAGGCCTACCTGCTCGCTCTCTTTTGTCCCTTCAACGCAGAGATGATCAAGATCAGCCCCACGTGGAAGCCGCAGACCCTCAATGCCATGGCCAGACTCCAGCGAGTCCTGGATATTAACTGCATTACCAAACCAATCTATCAAACCAAGTCCGGCTTTATCTTCACCGCAGGCAAAGCCAGCATCAAATTCATGAGTGGCGGACCCGACGCCAACATCGTCGGCGCAACAAGCAATCTGCTCCAGGAAGTGGACGAAGCCCAGGACATTGATAAGGACGTGTACGACAAGAAGATCGCACCCATGGCCGCATCCACCAATGCGACTCGTGTCTTCTGGGGCACCGTCTGGACATCGAACACACTTCTCGCGCGTGAAATGCGCGCCTGTCTTGAACTCGAAAAGAAAGATCACATCCGCCGCGTCTTCACCATGACCGCCGATGATGTGGGCAAGGAAGTCGCATCCTATAAAAAGTTCGTGGACGAACAGGTCCTCAAACTGGGCCGCCAGCATCCCCTGGTCAAGACACAATATTTCTGCGAAGAGATAGATGCGCAGGCCGGCATGTTCAACGACCACCGCCGCGCATTGATGGCCAGCGACCGCAGTCCACAGGCATCACCCATCCCAGGACATCTCTACGCCTTTTGCATTGACGTAGCCGGCCAGGACGAGAACCCGCTCGATCTCGAAGGCCTGCACAACCCAGGGCGTGACTCGGAAACGCTCAGCATCGTGGACGTGAGTCTCTCGCACCTCGCAGATCTTCAGAAGCCAACCTATCGCATCGTCAACCGCGTCGCATGGACCGGTGTCAACCACATGACCGTCTACGGCCAGATCAAAGCCCTCGCTGATATTTGGAAGCCGCAGCACATCGTCATAGATGCCACCGGTGTCGGAGAAGGTCAGTGGTCCATGTTGGATCAGGCTTTCCCAGGTAAAGTGATTCCCGTCAAGTTCACCTCGCAAAAGAAATCCGATATCGGCTGGGCCTATATCGCCATCATTGAGACCGGACGACTGCGCGATTGCTCAATGGAGAATCACGATGTGGACATCCAGTACCAGCAATGCCAGTCCGAGATCCTGACAGGACCCGAGCATCGTATGCGTTGGGGCGTGAAGGATGGCACACGCTTCGAAGGCCAGCTCGTCCATGATGATTTCGTGCTCGCTGATTCCCTGGTCACTCAGTTGGACGATCTCGATTGGTCGACCACCATCAAAGCCGAAGTTCTCCACGTCAAGGATCCTTTGGAAGATATGAGCCGCACATGAAACCATTCCAATCCCTCACCCATACACTCTTCGGCGCAGAGATCGAGCGCCAGATCAACACCAGGACCCGCGCCATCTTCGCCGCAGCTGCCGCAGAGAATGAACGCACCATCACGCGCGGCATTGACTGGTCCGCAGTCTATCGTGATCGCTATGATTACCAGCGTCAGACAGTCCTCGAGGAAGCCATTCGTGCCTGGCGTCTGAATCCCATCGCGCGCCGCATCACCGAATTGACCAAGGAGTTCACCACCTCCGGTGTTGAGTTCACCTGCAAGGATCAACGCACACACAAATTCCTGCTTGAGTTCTGGAACCACCCACTGAATCACATTGACCGTCAGTTAGGCGAATGGTCGGATGAGCTTGCCCTCACCGGCAATCTATTCCCCATCATCACCACCGATTCAGCCGGCATGTCCTATGTCCGCATCTACCCCACGGACATGATCGCCGAGATCAACACTGCCGAGAATGATGTTCGCCAGGAGAAATCTTATTTGCCCTGCGCATCCGCAGACAATCCCGATCCAGCCAATATCTCCAATTATTTCTACAGCAAACCGCTTCGAGCCCGAAATGTCATGCTCCACTACGCTGTGAATCGTTTGGCAGGCATGAAGTGGGGCGAGGCGGATATCGCTCCTCTGCTTCCCTGGTTGGCACGCTACGCAAGTTTCCTCGAGGATCGTGTGCGTCTCAATCGCTACCGCCAGGCATTTCTGTGGGACGTCCTCATGGACACCAACGACGAACTGCTGATCCAGGCACGCAAAAAAGAGATCATGAACAATCCTCCACAGCCAGGCGACATCAACGTGCATGGCAAGACCGAGACCTGGGAAGCCAAAGCCCCGAACCTCGCCAGTGCCGAAGCCGATCACGACGGCCTCGCATTGAAGAAGTTCATCGCCGCCGGTCAGGGCATTCCTCTGCACTTCCTCGCTGAGCCAGAGTCGTCCACACGCACCACAGCCGAAGCCGCAGGGACTCCGACCTTCAAGCATTTCGAAGATCGCCAGGATATGTTCCTCGCCTTGCTTCATGATGTGATGATCCTCGCAGTCGAACGCCGCTTCTCGCGCGGTGACACCACCGTGGACCCCAAAGCCGAGATCGAGATCCGTGCCGCAGACATCAGCGAACGTGATAACGCCTCGCTTGCCCTCGCATCCAGCCAGGTTATTACCAGCTTCAAGACTCTGCTCGATGCGGGTCTCATCGCACCGGAAGAATATATGCGCATCGTGTACCGCTTCTCCGGCGAAGTCCTCCCCACTGATGAAGTGGGATCAACAGGGAATGATGGAGTGCGGCCAGCGCCAAACACTGCGAATGCGAACCCGCAGACCGCACCCCATTCCAAATCACAGATCAAGGTCAATCCCGACACCGGCGAAGTCACCACCACCGCCGATCAATTACCATGATCTCCTATCCCTTATCCCTTGTCCCTTGAAAGGAGCTCTATGGATCTAAAACTTCGCGCCCAACTTATCTCGCAGAACGCAGATCCCGCCAAAGGCTACGAGATCGTCTTCATCCGCGCCGGCGAAGCTAACGGCTGGACCTTTCCAGCACCAGTCTTGCAAGAATCAGTTCCCTTATGGGAACAAGCCCAGGTCTTCGTGGATCATTCCCTTTGGGGACATTCCGTCCGCGATCTCGGGGGAATAATCCATCATGTGCGTTTCCAACACGAGGATCAAGCCCTGCATGGCGATCTGATTCCCGCCGGTCCATCCAAGGAAGTGATCATCGAAGCCGCGCGCATCATGCTCAACCATGACCCCAAGCCCGATCTCGGCTTCTCTGCCGATGTCGTCATCACAAGAGATAGCGACACCACGACTGTTACCAAGATCGTCAAGCCGCTGTCCGTTGACCTGGTCATTGATCCGGCCTTCACCACCGGATTTATTCGACAACTCAATTCGAAAGGAGTTCATATGGCAGAACAAACCCAAACCCCTGCCCCACTCGTTCAGGAACAACTGAACGAACATCAGAAGGCTGTGCGCGAATTGATGAACGCACAGACCCAAATTAACACCGAGGTCGAAGGAGCCAAAGCCGTGCGCATGCAAATGTGCAAAGACTTGCTGGCTACTTCCCTCAGTGCCTCCGATCTTCCTGAACCTGCTC